TATTTCTTTGGATCAAACGATAGGGTTGCTTTACATGGATTGACTATCCTTGCTTCTGATACAACATACCATTTTGGAGCAACTAAATCTACAGGTCTTGGTAAATCTGGTTGCATAATATCTATTTGAACAGGTTTAGATACGACCTCTATTTGTTTAGTTCCTAATAGTGAACATCCACTAATCGTTAGTACTAGGATTATCGATATTATAGAATTCTTTAGTATCATTTTCCAGACCCTCCATCACTTCTTGACTTGCATTATTAAATCTCAATTCAATCATACCTGGCTTCTTTAGTGCAAGTAAATCTAAATTATGCCTAGAGAATATCGCCAAATATTCTGCTTTCTCTTTTTCAATCTGAGCATTTTGTCTACTCATATTCATAAGAGCTTTACCTTGTTTTTCGTATTGTTCTTTCATAGCAGTCATAGCTTGTTTTTGCTCTTCGACTGCAATTTCTAATTTGTAATTATTTTCAGTTAGGGTTTGGTTCTCATTATATAACCAATAACCACCTAGACCAAGAATAAGTATAATACCTATTAATACCTGTTGCATTATTCGTCCTCTATCCTATAGCGTAAACCACTCATACCTCTAATATGAACGGTCTTTTTATTTTCAGTTCTAAACTTTAATTCTTTGAAATTGGATTTGATTATTTTACGAACACCATACCATACTTGGTCGTCTTCGTTTCCCCATTGACTATCAAACGATACATGTACTGTGTATCGTATAACAAAGAAACTTCTAATCCACTTAAGTAATTTTTTTAGTTGCTTCACGCTTTGCTCTCCTAGCGAGCATTCGTTCTATAAACTTCTTGCCCTCTTTAGTTCTGCCATCATAAACTTTTTTCTTTCTTTTGAGTAATGCTTTACTACCCATAGCATCTGCAGGCATAGACACACCACCACCAGCTACTGAATTGGCTGCAGCGTCTTCCCACTGTTTACAATATTCTTGGAATGATTTTGTATATTTTGTTGCCATCTTATCTCTCTATATCATACTCTGATATATATATTTTCTGTCCTGTTGCTATATGTTTAGCTTCAAATATATTTATACTAAATACTTTATCAACTGGAATAGTAAAGTCTTCAACTCTTACCTTAGTTCCTTTTTGGAATATCTCTTCTCCAGTTACACTATGACCTATAACATTCTTGAGTATATATGTACCAGGTTTTAGTTCTTCGAAATCTGTAGTGTATATAGTACTTTCAGATAAATCTTCTTGATAGTCTATATCAGCTTTGTCGAATATATCATGTAGTTGTTCATCTGTTAAACTAGCATGTTCTTTAATTAAAAATAAAGCCGCAGCGTAAGAACCTACTTTGCCTAATGGAATTAATTTTTTAATATTAAATACTAATCTATGGAATACAGTAAAGGCCGCCTTTTCTTCTGGCGTTGTTCGTTCTTTACCCTTTTTAATTACCTTTCCTTTGGCATCTATTATACCTAATTCAAAAGCTTTAGTTTTTTCAAAGGGAGTAACTAATAGTTTTAAAAATCGAATAGCATAGCCAAAGTCGGCCATTCTCGATACTGCGCTTTCTCTTAGTAATACTTGTGAGCTCATTATAGTTTTCTTAATACCTCCACTATAAGTGGATCCATTGCTATTTCTACCTTTTCATCTTCAGGTAGGTAATTTAAAAAGATAAGAAATGGTTTAATCATATGCCAATGTTCTTGGTTAATCTTAAACCACATCATCTTATTACAGTGTTCAATACCAAACACATTATATAAAACTATAATATGATTTAGTATCAGACGTTCCTGAAGATCACCTGTGACTTCATATCTCTTGAGTAATCTCTTGAGATATTTAAATCTGCTTAGGTCTTGTTTAAACTCTTCTATGTCTAAGCAATCTGGATTATCATAGTGCTTAGCCGCATAAAGCTTAAAATTCCTATGTGTCAATTTATCAAAGTTTTTCATATTATAAAATTATATATAACTTTAAAATTAGTCGCTTTCGTTTTCTGCTTCGTAATTTTTATCGATATAATCAAAGAATTCTTTTTTCTTATCTCCTTCGAGTTCTGCGGGTGATTTAACACCAAACTTTTTCAATGCAGCTTGAAAGAATTTTTGATATTTAGCTTTTTTGTCCTCAGCTTCTTTTTGGTCGACTTCTTCTTCGTCAACTTCTTCATTAGCTAATTTCTCTTTTTCCATATCCTGTTTCTTTTTAAGCTGTTCTTTTTCTTTAGCTTGTTTCAGAGCTAATTGAGCTTTTTCTTCAGGAGATGCAGCTTCTTCAGCTTTATCTTCTTTAGTAACTGTACCATCTGCTTTTTCGCCAGACTTTTTCACTACATGCTTCTTTTTAAAATCTCTTTCACCAGAATCTTGTCCTAGTTTACCAGAAGGCTTGTTAGGCTCTTCTACTTCTTTTACGTTTTTCTTTTCTTTTTTAACAGCCTTTCCTTCCAACACATCTTTTACGACGGATGCAATCTCTAGGCCTTCTTTATCAGTAAGTTTCATTTTAGTTATCCTCCGTTAAAGTAACCACTGTGTATAACCATTTCCCAGGTAAATGCCGCAATTAATCCTGCAACAATTAACCAAAAAACTTTGTTAATTAATGCGACAGTGTTGGAATTGTTGTTAACCATACTATCAACTCTGTCTATTCTATTTATAAGATTTTGTATCTGTTCTGACTGCTGTTTGCTAAAACTTGTGAGCGTATGAATCTTTTCTTCAGCTCTAGCTAACATAACAATAGCCTCTCCCATCTGGTCAATCTTTTCTTCAATTCTATCCAATCTTTGAGATTGAATAGTGTAAACTTGTCTATCTTCGCTATCCATTACCTTTTTATAATCCTACATTTTAGAGGAGTAACTCCTCGGATTAATCTATGGTACTCACCTCTCTTTATTTCAAAGATCATACCTTCTTCTAACAAATACGGTAAGCATCCATCGTATTGGAATTGCCAACCTTGACCCTCAATAACTTCAATCTCACGGTCTTCATTATCACGATGCCAAACATATTCGGAATCATCAATCTTCGGATCAAATGATCGAATCATTCCGCCTATCTCTACTTCTTCCACAAAAGGAAATTGTAATTTACCAGAAATAGTTGCCGCCACCTTTCATTCCTAATTCTTTTGCAAACTTTGGTAATCTACATGCCCAGTATCCAGCTTTTGTTTTGTCGTTCTTAGTATCACAATTGTGTCTACTTGCAAAATTCCTTGCCGCATCTCTGTCACTTATCTTTGCAGATAAACCACCCTTTGCATCTCCGAAGTTAATCTTTTTGATATTTCCTGTCTTAGGATCCTTTACATATACCACATATTTACTAGGGCCTGAAGATCTTTTCGGTTTGTTTAACTCTGGTTGCTCTAACATAGGTTGCTCTAAAGGTACATACTTACCTTCGTATATAGCAAACCTTTCTTTCCATTCGGAAAAGGTATAATGTTTAACCTCCGAATTCATGTCCAGCAACTCGTCTCATTTGTTTTTTAAATTCAGCAAAATCTGGTTTAGTCTTATAGAGTTTAATAGATAAATGATCTTTCTCTTTACCTTTAATTCTCCACTTATATCCATCTTCCTTATGTTCAGGTTTAGTGGTTGGAACAACTCTTCGTTTAAATCCATCTTCCCAAGTTTCGCTCTTTTTGTTTTTTCCTTCTTCTACTTGTTCTTTAGGAACACAATTAGGAACATCTTTACCATTTTTCTTTTTCATACCAACCTGTACATAACCTGGCCAGCATGGTCCTTTATTTTCAAAGAATGTTTTAAAATCTTTCATTACTTTTCCTTATTGAGTAAATCCCTAATAGCATCTAGTTTTTTCTTATCACTACTAGAAAGTCTTTTTCTTTTTAATAGTTCTAATGACTTAGCCCAGTTAGCGTTTGACTCTGGTAGTGACATTATAAACTTAGCTACTTTTTTCTTAGGTCCTTCTACAGAGATATCTAAACCACCGCTTCTTGACTTATAACTTTTTGGTGTCAGCCCAGCTTTCTTAGCAAGCTTAACAGCAACTCTTGCTGTGTCAGGATCCATATCTACTAACTGAAACTTTTCTTCTTCTATATAATTTTTAAATCTTTCCATTATCGTTTTCCTCTACTAGAGCCTCTAGGATTTGTTTTTCTAAACCCTTTTTCTAAATCATATAAGAAAGCTCTATTTTTTTGTTGTCCTTTAGTAGTTACTCTGAGTCCAACAATTCTTCCTATATTGTTTGCTAATTCTGTATCGCCTTTTTTAAGTTCTTTTTCCAATTTAGCCTGGATATCTTTAAGCATAACTTTAATTATTTCTGGTATACTCATAACAAGTGCCGACCTTTCGTCGAGCTCATTGTGTGCAACAAGCGAAGATAATTGATTAATAACAATCTGTAATGTTGCAGGATTCATAGAACCCAACGCAGACAATTGATCTTTAGTAATACCCTTAATCTTTTTAAGCTTTTTAAGTATATCTTGTTGTCTGAGCTCTTTAAATGTTTTCATTATTTAACCATTGGCCCATCTAGTTCGCCATTAGCTGCTATATCTGAATAGACTGCTAAAGCTCTTCTTGCTGTTACGATACCATCATTAACATCCATCATATAAGTTGATTTACCATATTGTAATCTATTCATACCTTTATATGCTGCTTCTAACTGTTTGTCTATTTTTTTAACATCAGCTACTTCTTTTTTTGAATTAAATTTCCTAGCTTCTCTTACTTGATTAAATGTTTTCATTATGATACACTCTCCACCCATTCTGACATTACTCTAATAGCTAGAGCATTAGCTTTTGCTACAATCTTTCTTGGTCCTTTAACTCTTACGACAAATTGTCCGCCTTTCATTTTTTCACTACTTACTAACTCTAAACCTTTTAGTGTTTTAATAAGTCCTGTGAATTTTTTAACATCAGATCTATCAAAGAATGTATATCCAAATGGTATATCTTTATCTTCAGTCATTTCTTCAACAGATTCATTAGCTAATCGTAATGCATCCTTAACCATTGGGTCGTCCCCTAACCCACGTTTCATTTTTTCGATTTTCTTATAAGCACCAGTCATATTACCACCCATGTCAAGAGCAATCTTAACAGCTGCAGCAACTAGAGACGCTGGGAACTTACTTCTATATTTTTCTCTAATTTCTTTAAATTTCATTTCGTTCTCCTAAACTTTAGCGGCAAGGTCTTTATCGGCGCCTCCCCATGTACCTTTTGATTTGGTTACAAAAGAATTAACTCTTGCTAAACCCCATTGTGTAGGATTAGTACCTGGTCTATGTCCTGTTCTCCAGGCGGCTACTCCTCTATCAAAAACTTTTTTTAATATACCGTATGGCATACCAGACTTATCGGCTTTTTTCTTAAGAGCTTTTTTACTATCTTGCTCTTGTATCGTAAAGTCTTCAAATGTTAAATGTTCTGACATCTCACCATACATCTGTTTAAATTTCTTAGTATGTTTAGATGGTTTTGTTTTAGCTGTTGCATCTCCTGGCGCTTTCTTATATGCTTTTGGATTATCATCGTCCATCTTAGCATGCTTTTTGAAATGTGCAGCTCTTTTATCTTTTGTTGATTTAGATTTCAGACCCTTATAATATCCAGCAGGTTGTGAACCTTTTCTATCCTTTATATCAGGGTCTTGTGGTTTCTTTGATGAAGTATCTTTTTCTGAGAATGGAGTCATCTTTAAATAATTCTTTAGTAATTTTTTAGTTCCGATTTCTCCCGCTCCGTAATCTTCATTTACTTTTTCAACTGCATCTAGCCAATATCTTTTTCTCTGATTGTTAGATTCTATTATAACATAATTTGCACCACAATGTATAATAGAACCTATCTCATTGGATTCTTTTATACGAACTTTATCTCCTGTAATATATAGATTACCATCTACATAGTCTTCTCTTGTTTCAGATACAGGAGCAAGTTGTATATGTTTTCTAAAAGAGTTCTTTTCTTTCAGACCCATTCCTTTCCTAACAGCATTAAATAGGTCGTTAGGATGGTATCCTGAAGGCAATCCTTTTGAGAAGCCTTCAAGATCATTTTGTTGAGCGGCCATTCGCATTTTTGAAGCTGACATACCAGATACTCCTTCTGAGTCTGGGTCTCGTTCTCCAGCGCTGACTACGTTTATAGCACCTTGGAATTCGTAAAAACCGTGCCTTGATTTAGCACCGTTATATTTGTTTAGTAGGATATCAAATTCTTTAACTCTATCTGACCCAGCAACCATAGTTACTTTTGTAAATCCTTGGTCATATAATTTAACTGCAATATCTAATACAGTTCTGACATCTTTATCTGCCATTACACTACGAGCATGTTTAGGAAACATCTTACGTATGAATTTGATTTTATCTTTGAATTGAAGTGGATTTTTGTTTTTATCCACGGATCTTGAAGCATATATACGATATGCTCCGCCACGACTGATTTTTTTAAGTTGGTCAAATAGTTTTTGATGTCCAATCGTAGGAGGATTAAACCTTCCAAAAACGAATGTAACTTCTTTTGTTGACTCTGTTAAAAAATCACTGAATGATTTAACTGACATTTATTACCTCGGTATCCCATCTTAGCCTGGATTGTCCCAGCCTTTTATAATATCTTTGCTAAAGTTGTTTGTAGAAAATTCCATTCTATCAACAAGCTTAACAGCACCACCTTCTAATCGGTCTATTGCTACAAAGCCTTCTACGCCGGTAACCTTAAACCCATTTTTGGTTTTAACAAACGTATCAATTTTAGATAGTTTGTTTAATTTATTTATAATAATTAATTTGCTATCGATGATTAAATTTTGCAAATCAAAGATTAATTTTAAGTTTTTTATGTTTTGTTTACTGAAAAAGTCAAGTAACTCATCACGTTTTTGTATTTGTATATCCTTACCTTTTTGAGTACTTCTCTTATCTATCTCTTTTGCATATCGATTATTTACAAACATAACCAATCCTGTTGCATGAGACTTAGTATTTGATATTCTCTGTCCTTCTCTTACCTTTGTATTATTATATACATTGATGATGAGATTAAGTTCTTTATTTTTTTCGATTTCTTTAAGTGCTCCACTGGCAATTTTTTTGAATATTTTACCTGCATCTGATAGCTTTTTAGAAATATCTAAACTATCCTGAGCTGTTAATGTTGCTGTTCCTGATAAATCTCTAAGTGTTGCATCGACCATCCATACTTTAGAACTCTTTTTGAGTTTAGGAACTATCTCTTTACCAAACTCTGCTCTCATTGTCTCAAGTGTTCCACCAGAATATGTTGTATGCCATACTATACCAAGTTCAGCCTTACTTATTTCTTTTCCTATCTGACTCTTAGTAGGGACTGCATATACAATTGTATTTGGATGGAAAGTAATATGAGATTCACCATTGATCTTTTCTTTCTTTAAATCTTTTTTCTCAAACATAAAGTCGCCTTGGATAATACCTTTAATTCCAAGAGGTTTGAGATAGTCATATGCTAACTTTAGTTTCTTATTAAGGTCGCCTGATGTATCTGCATCAATCTCTGCATGGTTTCGATATATTGCTTTCTTCTTTGCGAATATACCTTTCTTAGCGACAAAGAATTCACCTGTCTCTGGATCTTCTCCAGCAAATAAAGCGGGGGCACCGTCCCACTTGACAGTAATGTCCATTGGTGCTTTTGCATTACCGCTCAACATATCCCTCATTGACCTAAGCGCTAGGATTGCTTGGCGTGCCCCCTTAACTCCACCGTCTAAAACTAAATCCTCAATATGAGTCATATGAGTGTTTTTAGATTCGGCTAAAAAGTTATTAAAATTTTTCATGTTCTATATATTCCATTAATTTATTTGCTAGTATTACACCTGAACTAAAATCAGAAGGATAGTGTAACCCTGCGATTACTCTACCATATCCACATATGTTTGCCATCTTTATTAATTGTGACTTATGCTCTGGATATTTTTTGGCATAATGTAATGCTACCACCAATGGCTGAACTGTATGCCCTGATGGATATGCTGGTGTACTAGCAGTGTCAGTATTAAATCTTCTAAGTTCTTTGTTATAATACGCAGCTACTTGATATGGTCTTGGTCTATTATAATGATTTTTATAATGTCTAATAATAGGTACACATTGTCTTTCAATATATTCTATGTTAACACTATCGTATTCTAAATCATTCTTATCCATATAATCTTTAATCATATATGATGCATCTGTATCACATAGCTTGTATTCTTCGATATCCTTTTCACTTGCTGAATGACAAATTTCTATTACTTTGTCTATTTCTATTCGCTCCGGCGGGGGCGGCGGTAGCTGAATGTTTTGCCATCCATCTTTAAATATTTTAATATCTTTGTATTTAGCAGGTTTAAGCTCAGCTTGTGGTTTATATACAGCTATGTCTTCGTTAATATGTGATTTAAATCTTTTCATTATTTCCCTGCCTTTACATATGCACTAGACTCAGATAATTCTGACCCAGCGTAGTTTACAAAGTTAGTAACTAATTCATTAAGTTTTCTACCACCAAGCTGGTGCATTTGATAACTTAAATATGTTATAGCAAACTTAGCTGAAATCCAATGTCCTTGTTTTTGTTTGAGTTCTTTTACAAACTCATCATAAGAAACATTATTATAAAAGTAATTAAAGTATTTGTAGTATTCCTTAATTGCTCTTTCATCGCCTCGTTCTATTTTCTTAGCTACTTTCTTTACATATTGAGTATGTGGTTTTAATGCGTATTTACGTCCATATCTTCCAAGATAGTCTGACATAATACCCCATGATAATCCACCACCCATTGCTTTCTTACCTTTCTTTTCAGCTTTGATATTACCAAAATGTTTATTGTCTCTAAACTGTAATGCACCACCTGAGTATTTCAGAGTAGCGTTCTTAGCTGACCAATATGATCCACCTTTTGTTTCTAATTCAAAGGCGACATATTTATATTCTTTAAGTAATGATTTGTCAATATTATTCTCTTTGATTGGAACTGTTTTAACCATAGGTCCTTTTAAAGATATACCAACAAGTGTTCTATCCAAATAAGCTTCAAGTATTGCTGTATTCAATGCATCTACTGAGTCAGTAGGTAATGAATCAATATCGAATCCTTTTGATATAGCCCATACATCACCAGGGTTCCACTTATCATCTTTAAGTGGTTTCACACCCATATTTTTATATGCTTCGTTCTTTTTAGCATATATACGAATCATTTCAGAACTACCACGATGTATAGTATGTCCTTTTTGAACATAACCTTTTTCTATTAAAGCTTGTGAGATATTATACGATGATAACATCCAGTCATCTGGCATTGCAGATATTTCGTCCCACTTAGCATCTACTTTTGCTAACTTATAGGCATTCTTTAATATATCGTTTGTAAAAAATTCTAATGGCTGTTTATATCCATGCTCTAACATTGCATGAAGCATTACAGCATTATGTGATTCGTTTCTTTTAGTGTTAGCTGAACCTCCACCGGCTCCACCACCACCTCCGCCAAATACTTTTGATTTTAAAAGTTGATTTGACATAACAGTTCCACCATTGGTTTCTAAAGGAAACCCTTGTCTTCCATAGTGGTTATTATTCTTTTTGAAATTTTTAATATGATGAAGTGCATCATCAATATTAGTTACTACAACAGTTCCACCTTTTGCTAATTCTAAAGGTTTACTACCTCTGACCAAATCTCTCAGAATGTCGATTCGCTCTTCGCCAGTTTTAGAATTCTTTTCACCTAGATTAGATGGTGTGAGGGCTGTCCCCTCGGTTAATGGCTGTTGTATAAAAGATTTAAATTTCATAAATAGATTTCCTTGTTACTAATCTATTTATACTTTTCTAAACTTTAAAATAAGGGTTCGGAACAATATTTCCTTTATTATCAAAAGAAATTACCTTCTGTTCATGTAATGTTTCAAGAGCTCCTTCAGCTCCGGTTCTGACTCCATCTTGCCATCCAATTTTATATGCTTGGTATGAGCAACCTGCTATACAAATAGCGAATACGATGAATATTCCTATATCCATTTTCTATTGAATTCTACTGTATAGCCTTTTTCTACCATTTGCTTTTGAAATAAAATGGCTTCTTTCATTTCGTCAAATATATAATCAGCAACTGGCTTTTTATCATTATCCTTTGTTGCTACTACTTTAAATACTAACTGCTTATCTTCTTTAATATACATTGTTAGTGTATCGATCTTTTTATCGATATCATCGAGTTTATCCATAATATCGTCCATGTTATAATAACTATCACTCATTTTTTAGTTTCTCCTCTACTATTTGTAATACTTTTTCTTTTTTATACCACAATCCAGAATACATTGCGGTTGCACCATTTTGCCATTCGACTATATATCTTTTATAGCCAAATGGTCTTTCTGAAAATACTCTCACATCTCCATAGTTTGCTTCTAATAATCTCACCACTGATGCCTCTCGTAAATATAGACATCAACTCTTTCAGCATGTCTTAGTGGTAATGTTTGATTATATGCACCTGAATATCGACCATCAGCAATTGCATGTTCTGCTCTTGGTCCTCTACCTTTTAGCTCAACTCTCATTCTTGGTAGTTGAACTGGTGGTTGTTTAGAGTAACCATGCTCAAATCTATATAGAGCATTTTTCTCTTTATTCTTATTATGTTTATTAATGACTTTAACAACTTCTCTGATCTTTTGAATCTCTAACATATCTCCTGCACTTTCAGTCCAATATGTTCCTACATAACTATCTGAATGTCTCATCTGCTCATCTCCTCAAATCTAATTTTCATTAGCCTATTTTTAAAGCTATTCATATCAGCAAGTGCAAAGAATTCATCCCATGAATCGCATCCTGGTGCTACACTACTATAAGGTTCTGACCTACCTAAGACCTCATTAACAATTGCCATACCTGACATATTATCTATCTCTTGAGCTAGGTCCTCAAGGATTTGTTCGTTTATTATATTACTCATTATACTACCTCCTTTTGTAGTTTCCAAAGTTCATCGGCGAGAGCTCTACCTCTCTCAGTGAATAGAAATCCTTGTTGGTAAACAAAGAACTCCATATCGAAGTCAGCTTCATCAGCTTCAAGGATCCATTGTAAAGCCTTAGCTCTAGAGCCTGCACCAGCTCTAATAATAGACTCAACACGAGCATCAAACTCATCAGCGTTTTCTTCCGCTAACTTTTGCTCCTGCTCATACACCTCATTAGCATATGCGTTGAGACTGTCAAGCTCAGCCTTAAGCTCCTCAACGGAAAGGTGGTCATATCCACCTCTAGGCCTTGACCCATAAGCACGTTTGTGCTCATCAGAAATGTACTGGAGCAGTTGCTCCTTTTCTGATAATTGATCCCATTCTTTAAACATATTTTCTAACTCCTTTTTTAAAATATAATACCATTATACTACTATTGGCTAGTAATGTAAATAGCTAAAATGAAATTGTTACACAATTGTTACATAACTGTTACACAACTGTAACATAAGAGAAAAAGATGGGGGCCGAAGCCCCCTGTGAACTTATGAGAGCTTAATACTAAGCAACTTCTGATTTAACAAAAGTGTAGACACCATAAGCAAGTGCTACCCAAGCTAACCAATCAATTAATCCTCCTAAGAGAATGTAACCGAGAGATAACCCTATTATCACACCGCCATCCCAAGATGTTCTTTCTGACCATCTTGACAGGACCCATTCTTTTGCTATATTTAAATAGTTCATAAAGTCTCCTCTTTATACTTTGAAATCGGCGAAAGAATCTGGTTGTTCTCTTTCACCGAACTTATTTATAGGTTTGTCAGGCGTCATGTCAGACATTATATCTGACTGAGCCGACTCTTCCACATCATATAGTTTCATGCGGGAACGATCCACTCCTACCACAAACCTGCGATATTTAGTTGGATCATTATACCTATTCTTTAATTGCTTTACCAATAATTGACCTAACTCTTCAAGTTCCTCTGTTGAAATTAGAGCAAACATCAAGTCAGCCGTTGCCGGTAAACCAAATGATTCAGATGTATCCTCAAGACCGACGTCAGTATTACTGAACCCTGACCTAGTGGTCTGAGTTGCCGATACTATCGGAACATTGAATTCCACAGCTAATCCACGAAGTTCTTCCGCTATAGCTTTTATATATGTATAACTATTTATACTTCCACCCATTCCTCGCATACGCGAAGAGGCACAAATATTTAAATAATCTATATATATTATGTCTGGTTTAAATGTTTTCTTTAGTTTTAGTTCATTAAGTAGTGCTCTGAAGTGTCCAGTATGAGCAGAACCTGTTGGGTATTCTTTCACAATAAGTTTACCTATTGCACCTTTTGCTATCTTTCCAATCTTATTGTCAAATACATTTTTAGGTAGAGATGCCAATTGTTCTATTGGTAAATTCATAAGATTAGCATCGATTCTTTCAGCTATTCTTTCCTCTGCCATTTCCATTGTAATGTATAAAACGTTCTTGCCTTGTTCCAGAACTGATGCGGCACAATGACACATAAACAAAGATTTACCAACACCAGTCCCGGCAAGAGCAATATTCAATGTCTTGTTTGGTAAACCACCTTTTGTAATTTTGTTGAAGTAATCTAAATCAAATGGAATCCTATCCTCTTTAAGATTATAGAAATCATATCTTTCTTCAGAGTTATCGATATAGTCATGACCTATAGCTTGGTCAAACGATACACCTAATGCATCTGATAGTATTTCAGGTATAGCACCTTCACTTCTTTCTTTGTCTTTTCCATCAATAATCTGAATAGATTCCATTATGGCAATATAGACAGCTCTGTCTCTACACCACTTTTCAGATTCTTTAATAAGGTAATCAGTATCAACATCAGACTTATCTTGTATTGATTCAATCAGTCTTGATGCTTCATTTAGTATTTCTTCATGAGCACTTACCTTTTTAAGCTCAAGATCTAATACATTTGCTGATGGTAATTTGTTATGTGAATTAACAAATGATACAATTAAATCAAATACAGTACGATGCGAACCATCAAAGTATTCCTTTTTAATATATGGAATTACTCTTCTGCAATACTCTTCGTTATTAAGTAAGTGATTAAGTATGTGTGTCGGGAGTTGATTGTTCTGACTCAATATTTCCTATCCTTGCTTTTTTATTATCTAAGTTATTTATAATGATATGCCTAAGCACATCGCCCATGTAATTTTTGAAAGCTTCTTCTTTCTCTAATTCTTCTACTGTAAACTCTGCAGGGTCAGCTATCTGAAAAGTAAATCCTAACCTAGCAACATCTAGATCTTCGTCTTCCTTTATAGACACTGTCCCATACATTACGATGACATCTTTGTAAGGGCCTGATTTATATTTCACGCCCTGTACAATTGATTGCTCGTTCTCTACATATGTGTAGTCGTTTTCAGTAATTTCAAACACTACTCTTCCTCAAGATCTAAATCAATCTCAAGCAATGGCTTGTGACCAATAGAGTAATATGACATTACGAATTCTTTGAAGTCTGTATCTTTAAAGATTGGATCCCAGAACTTTTTAGTCTTAGTATCTTTTTCTCTAACCTTACCATCTTCAATCTCACCTGTAGCTTTATCGACTCTTGCATACCAACCAACATTTGGTTTAGTTACATATCCACCTGCTAAGGCTACATCGAGTAATCCACCATAGGTTGCGATACCACCTTCCCAAGTAACTTCAACTGGGATTTTAGATTTCTCTTTTACAAACCTTGATTTCTCTACATTAATTATAAAGTGATACCCTGTAACATCAGTACCTTTTTTCTGTTGGCGTCTTCCAATAATCCAAATGTTATCAGCTGAGTAATAAATACCTGTACCACCTGAAACAATTGCTTTAGGAAACAATCCAATCTCTTGATAAGTATGGTTAACAGCGAGTAAAGGGACGTTCTTCATCGTAAGATAAGGAGTGACCATTCGGAACAGTCCCTTCAACGCTTTGGCTCTTGACATATCAGCCACTGACTTTTCATTGAGTGCATCTTCTAATTCTTTCTTAGATGCAAGGTTACCAATAGAATCGATAACTATAACAACCTTATCTCCTCTCTCAATGTTTTCAAGTTGACCAACTAAATCAAATTTTAATTGTTCGACATCTGTAATTGGTGTATGCAATACTCTACTTGTATCGATACCAAAAGATTCAAAATACTTTTGTGGTGATCCAAACTCTGAATCATAAAACAACATTACAGCATCTTCGTATTTGTTAAGATAAGCTGCGCCCATAAGTAACGCGAAACTTGTCTTAAAGTGTTTGGATGGTCCTGCCAATACTGTTAGTCCAGATGACAGTCCTCCTTCCATATCCCCTGATAAAGCAACGTTTACCATAGGTACATCTGTAGGAATCATATCCTTCTCTGCGAATAGTGGTGAATCAGCAAGTATATCAGTACTTTTGATTTTACTATTCTTTTTTAATTTATCCATTATAGACATAATTATCTCCTGCCTCTTGGGCTATTATATTGATTTTCCATTCTCAATGTTTTGAGATGGCGACTTCTTGCTTCAGCCTTTTTTCGTTTCCTTTTGGCTGTAGGCTTTTCATAAAATTCTCTTTTACGAACTTCTTGTATAATCCCTGCTTTTTCCACTTGCTTTCTGAACTTTCTTAAAGCTACATCGAAAGGCATTGGCCTAGCTGGGCGTTTATCTTTTGGATGCCTCTTACGAGGTCTTAAATCTACTGACGGCATAGTCACTCCTATTTTTTAACATATATACTATATTATACCATAAATTCATCTAACTGTAAATGGTTTTTTTCATATTCATAGACTTTTCTTTTGTTATCCTGTAATAGGTAATCTGTATCTATTAAGTCTAACCTGTTATCAAAGTAAAGCATTATTTGTTCCATCATATCTTGAGCAGTCTTAAGTGGTACATTCTGACATATATGATTATATGATCCTCTTGCATTAAGCAACTCAAAGTCTGCAGGTAAATACATAATACTTAACATTTCTCTATAAGTCAAATATCTATCTTCTTGCGGATGCACTAGACATGAAGGTAAGTGTCCAACAAAAGCTCCAATGTAATCTTTAGGTAGAGTAATTGTTCTACGCATTGTATGACCACCGGCTTTCTCTTTATCAGACATTCTTTTTAATACACGATGCCATCTCTTAGCACCATCATCTTCTCTCTTCTCTAAGTCCGCTATGATATTATCCCATGCTTCAAACTTAGTCTTACCCATAGTATCTAATATGGTATAGAGATTAACATTTGATTGATCTAGGTTTTCAATAAACTCTTTATGAGTCATTCCATGTTGGTCTAATATCCATGCATATACTGTATCGTCTGATGGCTTATTTTGATTATGGCATTCAGACATTGGATCACCAGGCTTGTTCTTTACTGACATAAGTAAATCTTCAATCCTTTGGTGTGGTCTATGGATATAATTAAACAAAGGAACCTTAGTACCTTCCCAAAAGAAATAGAATGTTCTATCTCTAATCTGTGAATACCCTTGAACTTTAGATTTGGTTTTATATATGGATAATGTATAACCATGTTTCTTACCAATCTCTCTAAGCTTTTTAACAACAGGAACACCTGTACTTTGTGCAAGTCTTGGCGCATTCTCTCCCCAGAATACTTTAGGTTTAATATTACCTAATACATATTCCGCTGACTCATACATCCAATTGTTTGTGGGATTAGTTCCTGACGATGCTGGACTTAATGAAGATAATCCTGCACAAGGACAAACAGTATTGACTACATCAACCTTCTTTGCTCTATACTTTGGATTTTCATCAAGTTTAACATAATCACCTTTCCAACCTTTCTTGGTTAGATAGTTTATATAATGAGCATCATTCTTTTCAAAATCGGTATAAGATAATACCCACTCTGGATGCTGTTTACCTAATGCTTCTGAGATTCCCAAAGACTCACCTCCTATTAAGGGAACTATAGAACCATAAGTTATTTCTCTAGATTCGACCATACGACCTCCATCATTCTTTTCTGTCTAGCGTTGTTATCATAATGTAAAGGTATGCATGTCGCTAATAACAAGAGCCCACCCTTAAGTATTATATCTGTTGGTAAGTTATATTCTTTTAATTTATTAATAAAGATTTCTTTAACTTCCATATTTTGTGGTACATCTGCTACGATAGCATTGTAACCATAATATAAGTCATGAGCTAGTTTTGCCCAATCATATATGTTATCTCCTAATGTACCTACTTCTTTTCCATACTCACCGCGTGGATCAATCAGTTTAAATTGGTCTGTGTTTTGATTATATAATATATTACCAAAATGTAAATCACCATGATGTACATCAACAGGACGAGTATGTTTGTATATTTCTTCTGCGTATTCTTTAAGTTTTTCTATATGCACAGTTGGAAAGAATTGATCCATTAGTCTTTCGTTTGTTTTCTCTACCCACATTTGTTTTGATAAGTTAGTAAAATCTGTTATCACTGTTGCATCGTTTACTGAATCATTAAAGTAATCTAACTTAATTTGAAATACTCTATCTATTATATATTCCCATGCAGAAGCGGGTAGATTTTCATAGAGCATTAAGTCTGATAGCAATGTACCTGACTCATATGACATTATTAAATCTGTTTCATGTGGTAATATCCTAGGGGTAAACATAGATTGCTCCGGACTAAGATGTTGGTACCACTTCTTTTCATTCCTTAATGTCTTAATAGAATGTAAGTCATGATAGTCCGGAGTCTTACATATCGTACCTAACTTATGGTCGAATTGTAATGTATTGAACGCTCTTGCTTTAAGGTTTAATAACTCTGCACATGTTTTATAGTATGTTGGTAAATCTCCAATGTCATACCACTTATCTGTAACTACTCTATCGAAACTACCATATTCTGTTAAGGCATCTGATATATCATATCCATCAGTATCTCTGAATGCTTCTTTTGCTTGACGACCATCAAAGAATGAATATAAACCAACAAGTGCAACTGAGTTTGGCACTGGCTGATTTGGTTTGTTGTAATACTCTTGACCATCCCACATACACCATGCTGATTGATCATCTACTTGTTTTGTTAATAAGAAGTCAGTACCTAATGGCATATCTTCTTCTAATATGATTGCATCTCCTAACCAAACAACCAAAGGTAATTGTGGACTAAGTAATCCATTTATACCTCTTTCGATTGCATCTCTTGGTCCTCTAAGTTTTGACTGTCTAATGAATTTAATATTAGGATGCTTAATTGCACAGTAATCTCTTATGTCGCTAAACTGTCCATCTACGACAATGATTTCTGCAACATTTCCATTGACAGCTTCAACGATATAATCTAAACATGGTTTACCATTAACTCTAACCATTACTTTAGAAGTATTCGACGACAAAGGCCTTAGCCTGGTCGCAGCTCCAGCGGCTGGTATTACTAAATTGAATTTATCCATTTGTCAAAGTCCTCCAAGTTCATTGCTTTATCGTCTACATAATAGTGAGTGCAATATGGTTTACCCCATACTAATTCATCATAAGGTACACCGTGTTGTTCTAACCAATCTTCTGTAATCTTTCCAACATCTTTAATGATTGCTTCTATGTTTCCATTATGAGTTAGCATTCTTCGTGCTGTAAGTATAGTAATATGAAATCCTTCAGCTTTAAGTTTCCTCATTCCTGCTATCATTTCTTCATTAGGTAATGCCTCACCATATTTGAGTTGTGCATCTTTATATTGATGATTGGTGTAGCATATTGTATCGTCTAAATCAAAGACTATAGATTTTTGTTTCATTGTATATATTATACCACAGTTTCCTGTGTATGTAAACTATTCATTTCATTTATTATCTTATCATTCAAATAAGAACCATTATAGTATTCATCTTTAAGTATATCATTAAGTAATCCTCTAAGCTCATCATATGCTTTAGGATGTTCTTCTAAGAATTGAATCTTATTAAACAAATCTTCAGAATCCTTAACTCTAATAAAGTCAGGTACTTTAAGATTATCTTGTTCATCATATGTTGGGTGTAAGAATGGTATAATACCATAATGAGCCATCTCCCAGAACTTAGCAGTTGACCAACCCTTCTTAATTGGAATACAAAATGTATACTTGACTCTAGGTAACATCTGCATTAGATCATTAAACTTCTTAGGACCTTTGAATCTCTTGTCATCACCTATTGTGTCAGGATTCCATTGTCCATATATGTCAACATCTTGTACATGGTCAAGTATATATTTCTTTAAGTCAGGATACCTTGATGGTTTTCCTTCATTACATACAATCATAAATTGTATATCTTTTTCATCAGCACTCTTTTCTTCACCAAAGAATGACTCTAAACTATTAGGTACTTCCTCTAGCATTTCACCTCTCTTTTTGCCAATAAGGAAAATAGTTTCAATAGCTTCATAAGTCGAATTAATAGTATGACTTTCTCTGGTTCCATCTTCGTAGCTTTTATAGTTTATATGCTCGACGACTTCATCGTACTGTGAAAAGATCTTTTGTGGTGGATTCCATAAATCCCTCATCTTACCTGGATATAACCTAGGGTCATTGAGTAACATTACCCATGGTATTTTATTATAATGGTTAAGATACCAAATCGGTGGACCTGCATATCTTCTTTGCATATCTAAGGGTTTGGCTAATACAGTATGGTCAGTCATTAGTTTAGACCAACCATGTATATTTGATGTAGCTGACATACCCATCATAAAGACTCCTGTATCGACTTTAAAGTCTGGGTTCTTTATTAATACATTTTCCATAAACTCTTGTCTATCAGATGCCGGGTGATTTCTACTCCAACCACCTTGCTTTTTCCATTCAGCAAAAGTATCCCAAGGATTAATTAAATTGTCATGTTCATTGATTTCTTGTCTTCGGTGTAATGGTAATCTATCATAATCTGATGGACATACTAAAACAAATTGATGTTGTGGATTATTACGAATAAGATGTTCAAATATAATCGGAGCTTCGTTATCTCCGCCTACTGCTCCCCACCTAGTACTATCAAATAGTGTGGACTTACCTATCTTACCTATACCAATCTTCATACTACAAAACTTCTCCATAGATTATTTAGTAGGAATAATAATCCCATACCATTCAAAAGTATTAATGCTCTATCGTTCCAAATAAGTGATACCCATAACCATAATGATATACCTATTATACTTAAATATAAATCAACTTGAGCATATTCCGCTACGCCTCTAATTGACATTGCACATAGGACAATGATTGAAGCTACCCATTTAATGTACCAATCTATTGTATGTTTAGGTGTTCCATTCTCGCTAAAATCGCTCATAGTCTACATTTGCCTCACTGAATAGTTCTATTGTTAATTGATTGCTTTCTTCCCATTTCTCTGGTATTTCATCTGCTTGGTATACAACTCTTTTGATACCTGCTTGGATTAAACCCTTTGCACATTCATGACAAACTGGTAAACCATGAATGTATATCGTAGCACCTTGTAGTGATACTCCATTATATGTTGCGTTATAAATGCAATTCATTTCTGCATGAACAACATATTGATATTTTACATCTCTGATATTGAGTCTTTGGTAAGTATCATCTATACCTCTAGGGAATCCATTATACCCTTGTGACAATACTTGACCTTTAGTACCAATAGCAACTGCACCAATTTGAGTACTAGGATCTTTTGACCAAGAAGCTATTTCTTCAGCCAATCCTAAATATCTTTTATCCCATTTAGCCGACAAGGTCGAAGTGCCTCTCATAAACATGTAAATTCTGAACTTGCCAATATATGTAACCTAGTTCTGTTTGAATACCATTGTAATATAAATCATCTTGTAGCTTTTCTTGTACATGTCTTTGCCATGCATAATCATTTCGATAACCAAAGATAACATCATTACTTCTCATCTGTACTGAAGCATGAAGCATATTGTCTCTTATATAATACGTTACAGCATTAGTGCAAATGAAATCATTCTTACCATTTTCTTTGTATTCTTTCCATATACTTGGTCTTTGATATACCATTGAAGCTCTACGAGAGTCTGGGTTTTCTAGTAATTCGTTTAATACTTTATCGTATTGTTTATAGTATTTACCAGAATAAATGAGATGGCCATAGTTTGAATTGATTTCACCATGGTCATTAGCGGAATATATCCATGCTTTAGGTGTTGGTTTTCTTAGACCTACATGACTTGTAGCTGTCTCATAGATATCTCTTATGTTTGTTGACTTAGAGTTATACCAATTAATCTCTGCTTCGATATACTCTTGATTCGGAGTACCAAAGATAGCAGGTTTATCAGCAATGAAAGAAGCACCAAGTATTTCAATAGTCTTCATTCCTGTTCTATCTTGGACAAAGTTTTTTGCTTTAAGATGTTTCTTAAAGACTTCAGCAACATCTGCTGTGCTATTCACTTGATACATTATTACCTCCGAACACATCTTTAGTTTCGTCTTGACCTGGTACACCATGTCTGCAATATGCAACAAAGAATGATGCATAATTAATTAGATCTTTTGCTGAATCTTCAAGAGATTCAAAGTTTGGTTCATAATCCTCTGATTGCATCGCTTCCATAACAGATGCCATGCGTAGCATTTTAGCATGCATGATGTCATGTATGGTTGTGATACCATTTGGATAATAGTCGGCTTGAGTTATCTTAGAATTTGGATTCTGATAATCGTTAGATTTCTTGGTTTGTAACTCCGCACATTCTTGTAATACACGCAATGATTCTTTCATAATTTCTCCATAATATAGTACTATTATACCACAGTTCTGGTATAATGTAAATAGTTAATTTAGCCTTTGTAAATAATACCTTGCTCATTCAGCACTTGTCTATTCCAAAGGTGACCTTGTTCAGTATCTCCTTTAGATTGTCCAAAGTATGGAACAGCATGGCATTCATCAATTTGTTGTTGATTAATACTGTATGATCCATTACCTATGAATAACTCTCCTAAGATTCTACCAAATTTACCTTTGTCATGAGACACTAGTTCTATGTCTTGACCTTCTAATATTCTAATTAAGTTAGCTTTGCTCGCTTTACCATAGAACTTTTCTTCTAAGTTTCGTGTTCTACTTTCTGGTGTATCGATACCCATCATTCTAACTCTTTGCTTTTTATATACCATTCCGAATCCTAAATCAATATCAACATCTACTGTATCACCGTCTACAATTCGCGTAACTTCTACTTTATATCTGTACATTTTTGTACTCCCTTATTTATAAAACAAGTGATTGTCAATAGTAACCACATGTTCGAGTTCGTCTGCCCAATAAGGTAATATATAATCAGCATGATAATATAACGAGCCTTCTGTTATATCGCTATAGCCAATCTCAAGTATTAAATCAGCAATGTATAATGACTTTAGCCATGTAGCCGAGTCAACAGGTTCATCGGATTTACCATCACAGTACCAGCTGAACTGACATTGATTCCTAATAGGAACTTCATTACCTAACCAATTTACTTTAGTCTTGGCTTGATATATTACTCCACAGATATCATCTGGGAATTGAGCATCTCTAACTCTATTTATAACAACATGACCTACAGCCAGTTTACCAGCAAAGGATTGGTTGGCCGACTCAAAGTAAATGTTTTGAGCCATACAGTATCTATCATCCGCACTAGCAAAAGCTTTACCACTTACGAGTACAAGGATTGTAATTAATATAATCCAACCTAAGTATAATAGTCCTCTATCTTCGTTTTGATTTAATCGTTTATTCTTCTTTATTTTCATCATGCATCTCATTCAATAATGGTTCATATATCGCTCTTCTAAAACTTTCTATATCTAAAAGTTCTGAAGCTTTTGGTAACGTTTTCTTATAATCATTATAGGCTTCTTGTAATTGCCACTCATAATAAAAAATCATATATTGTTTCTGAACACAAACTCTATTGCTCGCTCAGCCTCTCTTCCTATATCTCTTTTCATATACCAACCACCTGTGTCAGTATCAAGGTCTCTACAAATGTATTCTATTTCTTTTGCTGTAATGGGATAACCTTTTGACATTGCATTTCCTGCAACCGATACCATGATTTGATACATCTTTGCATACCAACCTGTATCTGAAATAGTTTTGTATTCTTCTACTTGTCTTTTGTTTATAAATGGGCAATCTTGATAACCTGTCCATGAGAAATCTTTATTGTTAAGTTGACCTTTACGATGTTCGATTAGACCTTTTTGAATTGCATCTGGTAACCTAGAGAAAAAGTTTTCATTTGGTACTACATATGCATGAGTATCCATAAGTAAGTTAGGATCCATAGTTACACCAGCATGTGAAAAGATAAAGTTAAAACTATTCGCATATTTAGCTGGGACATAATACATACGGCTCAAATCTTTAGTTTGAGCATCTGCTATATCACCAATCTCTTTATTCAGAGCATACCAAAAATGTTTAATCTTATCCTTTTCCACTCCACTTGTTAATGGAAATACTAATCTGAACTTTGGCTTTTCTTTAGTTGATGATGCGGTTGAATAACATACATATCGATATTTAGAATATTTCTTTTCGATATCTTTCATATCACCTTCATAATCATCAATGTCAAGAATACCAAATCCACCCCACCCAGTAACATTATCGTTAGCACGAGTTGTATCAGGGACATAAACAGCTGGGCTGATTAGTGGTGCATCTTTTTTAGTTGGATATTTTGTTGACTCGGATAACTTATAGAGAATAGCTTCAAACTCATCAAATGAATTATAGTCCATTCTCTTATTTGTTTTGTTATCGTATATCGAATCAAATATCGTTAAGCTTACCATAGTTACCTTTATGCGAAGGAGCTTCCCAATCATCTGGTTTTACCAGGTCAGGTACTCCTAATGGATTAGGTCTTGTTGATTTGACACCTACATTCTTTCTCATATTTGCATAGAGAACTTCGTCCCATGCTTTATATGGGTCAACACCGAATGCATCAAGTGTTCCAATTGCTACAACACATAGGTCAATCAGACCATCTACTATTTCTTCTGAATCCATACTTACTAGCGCAGCACTGGTTTCATCTAGCTCTTCTTGTAAAAAGTCTACTCTGAACTCTAGGAAATCTCTGAGTTTCTCAGGATTGTCTCTAACCCATTCACGAGTCTGATATTTTGTTTGCATATCATGTATGTCTTTTACCCAGTCTTTGCTCATGTTACTATCTTCTGCTCTGGTACTACAAGTCCTGAATCCATTTCCCTTACTTGGTCAATGAGCTGTTCAATTGGATCAACTACAAACATAATAAACTTATTGTCAATAGTGATACCTTCACTTGCTTTTGTATACGCCATAAATGGCATGAATCCTATTCTACCTTCTCCCGCTGGGATTAGTGAATAACCGTCTTTTATTGTAATGGAATCAGAACCTTGTTCTACTTTACCAATTACTTCCTCTCCTGAGGACAATCTAACTAATTTCATTTTTTTTCTCCATAGTTATATATTATACCACAGTATTGTGATAATGTAAATAGTCTACCCAAAGAAATCCTCCAAGGATGCAACCTCTTCGGAGTTCCAACCAACAGCATCGAGTATCGGTTCAATTGGATCCAAGAATGTCTTTTGGAATTGTAAATCGAAATCGATATACTTGTGAAGGTTAAATTCTTCAGGTAAGTAATCAGGGAAAGCAATAACATTCTCCTTGATTATGTTTGGTGTTCGTAAGTATACGAACTTAATCTTATCGCCATTTTGGATTAACTCATACTTCTTTGTAAGAGCCAAATCCTGGACTTGTTTGTTGAACAATAAAGAACCACGAACATGTATCGGAGTACCTTTTTTGTATATAGTATTATGATCTTTGTATTCTTTAACCTTTGAGACTCCACGAGGGAAAGCAATCTCATCAGCAGGTAATGTCTTGAAATAGTTTTTGAATTGTTCAATAGACTGTTGGACTTCTGCTTCATTACTTGACATGATAACTTTAAACAATTGCTTAAGAGCATCACGACATGGTTCTGGAGTTGAAGATTTGATTGCTTCAATACCCATGATCTTGAGCTTAGGTTCTTTATAGCGAACACCTTCGTTATCCAATACATTAAGTATGTATCGCTTTTTAGCTGTCCATATACCACGGTCAGCAATCACTTCTCTAGACATAACCATTCGATTTGATATTCCGCCTAGCATAGAATATAACTCATCATATGATTTAGCCAATACAGGTTCAAGTGTATCTTGGCAAATCTTATCTAGGAAATCAATAGTGCTCTTTGGTTTGAATATCTCAACGATACTATCTAGGCTAACATACAACGAATCGGTGTCGATTGCGACGACATAGTCTTTAAACGATGTTGTTCGCATTGTTCGATTAAGGTAGGAGTTAAGTGCATACTCGGCCCATCGTATTGTAAGCTGTCCGGTGAGGGTAATTGCTTCAGCAATCCGTTGGTCGAAAAAACGAAAGTACTTATTACCCATAGCACCATAAAGAGAGTTAAGTAGAATCTTAATAGCCATTTGCCTATTCTCGGCAATTGATATCTCTCGTTCGATTGAGTATAGTTCTTGTTTGTCATTTTTATCCACCTTTTGTAATTTCTTTTGTGCTTTAATCATATCAGCTTTGATGCCGACACGTTCTTGATACATCTCGTCAATAATCAATGGAATGATTCCGACTTTGTCAGTATTGAAGTATTGACCATTAGCGGCTAATGCTTTACCTCTGTTATTTGGTCGAGATGATTTTGTGAGTATTTGTTCGATATCTACATTGGTTACTTCACCTTCAGCAATTGTTTCTGGTGACATATTGTATTGCATAATGATCGAAGGATATAGAGAGTTTAAATCGAAACTTACCAGGTTCTCATGTATACCAACTTGTGGCTCTTTGACATAACCACCTGGATAGAATGTTTTGACTTTATCTTCTATGAATGGTATTACAATATTGTTTTCATGTAGCTTACGATAAATGATTGTGTCCCATATCGCAGTTGTACCAAATGTATCATTATAGTTTACACCACCTTTATATGCCATAGTCATACATAGAGTAATCAGACCCATCTTGTCTTCTATTCGGTCAACCAACTCTACGTCTTTGATGTTATAGTCAATAAACTTCTGATGATTATGTTTGTATAAACTATGTAGGTTACCATACTCTTCATATGATAGCTTTTTCTCTCCAAGGACTACATGAGCAATATGATCCAACTTATATGATTCTTGTGGACCATAAGAGTAACCAAACTTTTTGAATAGGTCAAGATAGTCCAGGTTAGAAATACCTTTGAGTTCATATGATGTTTGAGTCCTACCCATGGTTGTAATATCTCTACGCTCAATCATACCCCATGGACTTAGTCTTTTGACATATGCCTCACCAATCAGTTTATGAATTCGATTGACTAAGTAAGGTACATCAAAGAACCTTGTATTCCAACCAGTGATTACATCTGGATAGTTAGAAGGTTGAGACCAATGAGTAACAAACTTAATAAGTAAGTCTGCTTCATTATCGCATTTGTTGTATATGACACGATTTGTTTTCATATATGTAGATGCAACATCGTAATCGCCGAGACCCCATATATGATAGGTATTGTCGATATTGTTTTTAATAGTTATTGATATAACTTTATGCTCAGCTTTATCTGGCTCGGGAAAGCCATCATCCGACGCAACCTCGATATCGATAGTACTCACATTTACTTTGTTTCTATCGAACTCGATGTGACCAGGAAAGTGGTCATTGATGAAAGTTGAGATATATCGTGTGTTACCAAATATATGGCGTCCGGCAGTGTCTTTGTTTGATTTTACCCACTCGGTTGCTTCACGCATTGTTTGGAATGAAACTTCGCTGACAGCTGTACCATCAAGGGTTTTCCAATTGGTTGGACGATTTGTACTTACATACAAGCTCGGCCCGTATTTGATTTTCTCTGTGATTCGTTTGTTGTGATCATACCCACGAAGGAGAATCATATTTCCGTATCGTGAGACATTAGTATAGAATTTTGACATATGTATATATTATACCACAGTTTATTGATAATGTAAACAATTAATTTCACTCATAAGGTTGGGGGTAATTTCTTACCCCCGCATGATTTCATTTTAGTGACCTTATATACCCCAAGTAGATAACCACATTAACATTGGTGCTAACCCTACGGTTATAGCCATTATTGCGACCATCTCTAAGATGTCTATAAGGGTCTCTGCAATATCATCATATTTTGAAATGATATATTTCATTCTGTTTCTCCAGTAAAAAGTTAAAACTATCTACTGGGTTTTCGCTGATGTTAGCCTTTCAAATATTGCTTTTTCTTTGATGCCCCAGCAGACCCTATATCGATCTTCCTAGGACGCTGTTCTTCAGGGATTTCTACTCTAGCATACACTACTAGTATACCGTCCTGAATGTCAGCACCATCTATTACGACAAATTCTGAGAGTCGGAAGCTTTTCTCAAATTTGCGAGATGAGATTCCTTTATAAGCATATTCTCTTTCATCATCATTTCCTACTTGTCCCTTAATCTTTAGGATACCGTCTTTAAGTTCGATATCAATATCAGATTTTGAGAACCCGGCCACTGCCATCTCGATTAAGAATTTCTCCTCATCGATTTTCACAATGTTGTGTGGTGGGTAGTTATCTGTTCCAGTTCTAGCACTTTGATGAATCCTTTCTAAGTCTTCAAATAAAGTATCAAAACCAACGAATAATGAACGAGGTACGTTCAAAGTATTTCTTACCATTTTAGTTTCCTCCTATTTATAGCAAGGTTATATGGAACCCGAACCATTCGGCATTCCTATTATATTTATACAGGTTTACTCTTGAGTTTGAGTATTTCC